TGCCCGGGCAACAAATGTCCGAATCTCTCGAGTCTATGGGTCCGATGGCCGCTCCTGTCGCTATGACAGTGCGCGGCGTTAATCGCTGGCTCAATGGTCCTGAAAATGGCCCGGGGTATGCCGCCCCTCCGGGTAAAGTGTGGGTGTGGAAACCCTTCTCACAATCGTGGCGGCTGGAAAGTCCTTCGAAACCTGCTAATTGGTCCAAGACGTGGAAGTCAGGCCGTGGCAACGCTCGAAGCAACTAGGAGAAATATTATGCGTGGTCGTCGTTACTCTCGCCGTCGCCGTTCAATGCGTCGTCGTAGTCCGGTCCGTCGTATCGGCTACCGGATGTAGTGCTTTGCAAAAAGCCGTTCGTAAAGGGGATACAGCCATACCCATGCGGCCAGTGTCTCCCCTGCCGCCTAAACCGTCGTCGTCTCTGGACACACAGGATCATGCTCGAGGCGAGGGACCATGAGTTCAACTCTTTTGCTACCCTCACCTACGACAACGAGCATCTTCCTGTGGATGGTTCCCTCAACCCGAAGCACACGCAACTCTGGCTCAAAAGGCTTAGATCGCTACTCGGTCCAACCCGACCTCTTCGGTACTACCTCGTGGGGGAATACGGGGATGACACATTTAGGCCTCACTACCATGCGGCACTCTTCGGCCTGTCCTGTGTTGAAAACGAATTGCTCGCACAGAGCTGGTCAATGGGTAACACTCTCTTGGGAACTCTCACGGATCAATCGGCGCAATACATCGCCGGTTACGTCACAAAGAAGATGACCAATGAAAACGATGTCCGCCTTGGAGGCCGTTATCCTGAGTTTGCTCGCATGTCTCTACGTCCTGGCATTGGTGCCGGTGCTGTTGGCCCTATCGCTGACGCTCTTAACTGTGCTGCCGGTGCGGCCTCTCTTGCCTTGGATGGGGATGTACCTACCGCACTTAACCTCGGCCGAAAGTCTTTGCCTCTCGGTCGTTACCTAAGGAGAAAACTACGTGAAGAACTTGGCTTCGATTCCGTTGGGGGTCAAAAAAAGCCGGAGGCTCTTCGCCAAGAAGAAATGCAGTCTCTGCTCGAAAATTCGGGGTCTCGTTCGCGCTATCTCCAAGAGAAGCCGTTCGTAGATCATCAAAAAATTGTTCAGGTCGAAGGCAAGGCCAAGATCTGGTCCAAGAAAGGTAAATTGTGAAACGCTCAAAGTTCTCTTTGTCCAACTACAAGCTACTGTCCTGTGATATGGGCGAGCTCGTGCCCATTGGGCTTACTGAGGTTTTGCCGGGGGACACTCTTCAACAAGCGACTTCGCTGTTGGTTCGTGTCTCTCCTCTCCTCTCTCCTGTCATGCACCCGGTGCATGTTCGTGTTCATCATTGGTTCGTGCCTCATCGTCTCGTCTGGGATGACTGGGAAGATTTCATAACTGGAGGTCCCGATGGCGATGATGCTTCTGTGTTCCCTACTATCACTTTTGGCGGTGGTAGCGGTGCTGCAACTGGTAGTCTTGCTGACTATTTGGGTGTTACTCCGGGAGTCAATAACCTTGAAGTAAGCGCCCTTCCGTTCCGTGGTTATGCCAAGATCTGGAACGAGTGGTATCGGGATCAAGACCTCGAAACCGAACTCACCATTTCTACAGCCTCTGGTGCTGATTCCACTACGTCGACGGCGCTTCAAAATGTCGCGTGGGAAAAAGACTACTTCACTACTGCTCGGCCATGGGCGCAAAAAGGCCCTGATATCACGCTGCCTCTCGGCGTGTCCGCGCCGGTCATTGGTGACGGCACAACGTCCGTCTTGTGGACCTCTGCTGGTGGTACTGAGCGCACGCTCAATTTCACTTCTGGCACTGCTGCTGCCAACTGGGCCTCCGATCCCGGAGTGTCTCAATCGACTCGGTTGAATACCGATCCTGCCAAGACCGGCATGTTTGCCGATCTGTCTCAAGCCACTGCGGCTTCTATCAACGACCTGCGCGAGGCTTTCGCGCTTCAACGTTATGAGGAAAATCGTGCTCGCTATGGATCAAGGTACACCGAATATCTCGCCTTCCTTGGAGTTAGAAGCAGTGATGCTCGTCTCCAACGCCCTGAATATCTTGGTGGAGGCAAGCAAGTTATCCAGTTCTCTGAAGTACTCCAGACTTCGCCAACTACCGATGGAGACGACGAACTCGGTGTTGGAAATCTTAAAGGACACGGAATTGGTGCTGTCCGATCTAATCGCTATCGTCGATTCTTCGAAGAACACGGCTATATCTTTTCCTTCATCTCGGTGAAGCCTAAGACGATGTACGCTCAGGGCCTGCATCGCACTTGGAATCGTCGCATCAAGGAAGATTTCTTCCAGCGCGAGCTTCAACACATCGGCCAGCAGGAAATTCTCAACAAGGAAGTCTATGCGGCTCACGCAACGCCAAACGGAACTTTCGGGTTCCAAGACCGTTACGATGAATACAGGCGGGCCGAATCGTCCATCGCGGGTGATTTCCGCTCTACTCTTAACTATTGGCACTATGCTCGTATTTTCGCTAGTGATCCTGCTCTCAACGCTACATTCGTGAAGTCCGAGCCGACTAAGCGGGTCAACGCGGTGCAGTCTGCTGATGTGCTGTGGGTAATGGCCAATCACTCTATCCAGGCTCGGCGTATTGTGGCCGGCGTGGGTACTTCGCACATTTTCTAAAACAAACCTACTGCTTTATTTCAGCCTGGCATCGCTGTTATTTAACACTTTAGGAGTAAATCATGCTCAATCATCTCGGTCAGGAAGTTCCTGACCCAACCCCTGTCGCTAAACCGGTTCGTTGGAACCGTCCCGGATCTACTCTCGATCAGATCCGGGCAAACCTCGATCAGCGTATGGCGCTGCTCAATCGTGAAATGGAGGCTCGTGGCCATGAAACCCTTGAAGAAAGCCAAGACTTCGACATCGGTGAAGATATGGAACCTGTCTCACTGCACGAGCTGCGGGCTACCGCGGCGGATATGTCCCCTCCAGAACTCTTCGAAGCCGTGTTTAAGCGGCCGTATATCCCCCCAGCTCCTCTGGAATCAAGAACGCCTGATTCGGGCGTATCCACAAGTTCCACTGGAGACAATCCACCTGTGGCTAACGCGGCCGTCACATCTTCTCCGGCCGCAACTTCTATCTCAAAAGGAGGCAATTAGTATTACTTAGAAAGCCGGTATTGGGGGTATGGGGGGCATTGCCCCCCATGTCCAGCCGGTGATACAGTACACATTACTTGATGTGTACTGTGCTAGGTGACAGCCTATGTCTAAAAAATCCTATAGTCCTTCTCGTCGGTCCGGGCGCGGTGCCTTTGCCACCGCTAGCGGTTCCAGCCGTGGCGCTCGAGCTAACGGCTACGCTGCCCCGACCTCTGTCACCCGTCGTCCTGTCGCTAATCACTGGGAACCAGATCCGTTGATCCTTCCGGTTGACAGGCGACATTACAACCCCTCACCGGCCTCTATAACGCCCGCTAGGCGTTTTTCCGGTGTTCCTGCGCGAGTGGTAGCGCCACCCCCTGTAAAAGCGCGGAATTACCCCATTCCCGCTCAACCTACCCGTTCTAAAGCACAACCCTCCAAGCCGACTCGGTTAATCAACCCGTCGGCTTTGTTGTTTCAAGCCTCAAAAGGGGTAGCTGTCTGCGTCCAACGCGGTGTTCGTAAAGAAGTCCTCCATGCCAAAGGCGTAGCCGGTAAAAAAGGCTTGGCCAAGCCAAAGCGTGGTCCTTACTCAGGAGTCAAATGTCATGGGTCTGTTTAGTGCACTCGGGTCGTTTTTCGGCCCTGTCGGTTCTGCCATTGGCGGCGTCGTTGACTACGCCACTGCTGATGATGAAAGCGCTGGCGACAGCCAAGATCGCTACATCGCTGGTGCCACTACTCGAAAGGAGCAATTCGATGTGGAAATGGATCGGCGCAACTGGGAGCGCCAAAAGGAGTTTGCCCAGATGGGTATTCGCTGGAAGGCAGATGACGCCCGTGCTGCTGGTCTGCATCCTATGGCCGTTCTTGGCTCTAGCGGCGCTTCTTATTCGCCCACGGTTGTCGCAGGCTCTCTCATGGATCGGCCTACACCGTCCGGCTCGCGCGATCGGGCTGGCTCTCTTGAAAATAGTCTCTCGGATATGGGACAAAACACACAGAGGGCGCAGCGTTCTACGATGACGGAGGAAGAGCGCATCATGTCCGAACTTACTCTCAAGAACGCCTCTCTTCGCAATGACCTTCTCGAGGCTCAAATCGCGAATCTTCGTCAGCCGAACAATCCGCCTATGCCGTCGGCCGCTGGATCTTCGGCCGCTCCTGTCGGTGCAATCAGGGTGAACCCTTCGCAGGTTACCTCTCGTCAACCCGGTGACTCTGGCCGTGAAGCTGGATCTACTCCGGGTGTTAAAGCCTATGACTTGGGCGGCGGTGTCAAGCTCGAACTGCCCGGGCAACAAATGTCCGAATCTCTCGAGTCTATGGGTCCGATGGCCGCTCCTGTCGCTATGACAGTGCGCGGCGTTAATCGCTGGCTCAATGGTCCTGAAAATGGCCCGGGGTATGC